GCCCGCCGTTTTATACACTCCTTTACAACATCGGGTAATCGTTATATTTTTTATTCCTGTTTTTCTTTCCGCTTCCCTTATAGATTTATACCGGGCAATTTCGTTTCCGGCTTTTGAACGTTGTATTACAGGTTTAGCAATTTTATTATATTTGCCGTTATATGTATTGTTATACTGATTATCGCACCATTCCAAATTATCGGCATTATTATTAAACTTGTTTTCGTCCTTATGATTTATTTGTTTCCGGTTATTTAGATTTTGAACAAATGCCATTGCAACCAATCTATGAACCAATAACGCATTTGGTTTTCCGGACTTCGATAACCTTACTTGCAAATAACCTTTGCCGCTTACAGTTGGTTTTAGCAACTTGGGTTTTCCTGTCCTCCCATAATTGAGGCTTTTTACATTACCATAATTGGATATTTGGTAATTCTCAAAACCGGGTATATCTTTCCAAACTTCCATATCTTTTTTTTGCAAAGGTAACAAATGTTTTTCGATTGCAAGTTATTTGCACGGAATTTCCATTTTAAGAGGCTTTATTGTCTTAACCAATACTTTCTATATCTCGGCGGTTATCTTTTAACCACGGGGCAAATTTACGGCTTTTCCGGTACATTGCCAACCGTTTGTTCTCTCTCACATATAAACGGCAAAACCCCGGCTTTGTTTCCGGGGCTGATTGCCTAATTGCTTATGCCTATTTCGTACCTCCCATTTGAGCAACGAAAATAATGTTGCGTTCCACGGGGGTTGCTGTATTCCGTTCCCCCTTTCATTTCTTTTATTGCCAAACATACCGGGGCGGGCTTTCCATTTACCGGAAATTCCGGGTTAAAATATCGACACGTTCCGCATATCTTTTCGGGCTTCGATTGTCCGGGGCAATTACTTTTTCCCATTGTTGCCCCCTTTCCTTTTGTTCTTTGCCCGGCGTTTATCCCGTGGGTTCCTTTTCGGCATTTCGACCCGGTGTATTTCTACTTTGGAACCGGGGAACATCTTGCCGAAAAATTCCGCCATTGCTCGCACCTCCTTTGGGACGTCGAACGCCTCCGGCTTCTTATGCTCCGGGCAAATCCCCCGAACCGGGCAATTGTCGCAATCCTCATTCCGCACAACCTCGCCCGGCTTATCGGCTTCTTTGAACCCGTGCCAATTGTCCCTCCGTGCGGACGCTTCGGCGAAATTCTCCATTGCTTCAACTGCGACTTTCGCCAATATGTAATCCGGGGTATCGTTAAAATGCGCCTCCAAAGAATTACGGTTGAT